CCCATGGGTGACCAGCCCCTACCAGGAGCAGTTGATGGTTAAGGTTACAGCCTTAGATGAGAACAACCCCAAACGCAAAACAGTAAAGCACTTTGCAGCATCTAAGATACTTAAACACGTACAGGAGCGGATTTTGAACGGTGTGATCTCTCAAGGGGTTATGAGGCTTTAATGGAAGTATCCATCCAATGCCAGGGGGCAAAGACAATCAGTATTGATAAGTTAATCCCCTTCCAGGGAAATCTAAAAGACTTATCGCTTGAAAACTATTCGAGACTTAAAAGGGAAATCACCCAGCTAGGCTTTTCTGAACCCATATCAATCTGGGAGCACGGTAAAAAGAGCTACATATTAAATGGGCACCAAAGGTTAAGAGTGCTCAGAAAAATGCGAGATGAGGGGGCCACAGTCCCTGACATACCCGTGACGATAGTTCAGGCAAAAACAATCAAAGAAGCCAAAAAAAAGGTGTTAGCCCTTACCTCCCAGTTTGGCGAGATGACCAACCAAGGCCTTTATGAATTCATGTCTGAAGCTGATCTGGCCTTTGATGTGGATATTAAGGATCACTTCAGGTTCCCAGAGATTGATTTGGAGAAGTTTGAGGATGAGTTTTTTAAACAGCCAGACCCTGAAAAAGAAGCCTTAGAAGATGAAGTGCCCGAGGTAGTTGAGCCTGTCTGTAAACTAGGTGAGCTTTGGGAGCTCGGGAATCACAGATTGTTGTGTGGGGATGCCACGAGTAAAGAGGCTGTTGATAAGCTTATGCAAAACGGTAAGGTAGACATGGTTTTTACAGATCCACCTTATAATTTAAAAGGCCATGGCCAATCCAAAAGAACTAATAAAACCAAAACCAAAACCCAAGACTTTGGGGAATGGGACAAAAACTTTGATCCATTAACAGTTCTGCCAAACATTAATGCTATCACTGCCGATAATGGTCATATATTTATATGCACCTCAAACTGGCTTTTTGGGTCTATACATTCCTGGTTTGAAAAAATAGGGCACAAGCCCAATTATTTAGTGTGGAGGAAAAAAAACCCCATGCCATCCCTATCAAAGAAGTCTTTTGTCCAAGCCACTGAAATTATTATCCATTCACGTAAGGGCTCCCCTAACTTTGTTTATCCCAAAGGGGCAAACTTACCCAACGTGATCGAGGGAAGGGTTGAAAAACACGAATTTGGTCACCCCACACAAAAACCGATTTATGTAATCCAATACTGCCTGGACCCAGTTAAGCCTGCCACGGTTTACGATTGTTTCGGCGGCTCCGGTTCAACCCTAATCGCCTGCGAGAAAACAAACCGTAAATGCTACATGATGGAGCTAGACCCACACTATTGTGATGTAATCATCACTCGCTGGGAAAACTACACAAATCAAAAAGCGAAGCGCCATAAAAGCGCCAAAGGTTAAAGATGCCAGGTAAGGGTAAGCCTTTTAAGAAAGGCAACACAGCAGGGGTAGGAAAAGGTAGGCCGAAGCTGACAAAAGCAGCCAAAGCGATACGTAAACTGACCTCTGAGCAGTACATCCTACTATTAAATGAATGGTTAACATTGAACCCTGAGCAGGTTAAAAAGAAACTCAGTGACCCTAAGATCAGCACGTTAGATATGATGGTTGGCAAAGTAATTGTAGAGGCTATTAAAAGAGGGGATGCCACCCGCCTGGACTATTTTATCAATCGCCTGATTGGAAAAGTGACTGAACATGTCTCTGTTGAGACTTATTCAGATTTTTTGCAACGCAAAGCCGATGAGGGAAAGTAATGAAGTTTGAAAATGGAATGGAAGTTAAACAAAAAGAATTAGGCAGCAATGCATGGGCTGCTTTGAATGAGCTTTTACTCTTTAGAAAAGAGATAGTTATGTATGAAAATAAAGAGGACACAGATCTAAATACTGAGACAAGCTCACTAATGAGGGCCCGTCAAATATGTGCCGATTTGAAAATGGTAGGTGAATTTGTTGAGGGATCTCAGTGAGTGACTTTAAATTTGCCAGAAATAAAGAGGCTAAACTCATTGGTGAGAATGATTCCGATGATCGACGTTGGTGGAAACAAGGCGCTGACTGGGGCTTTAAATGGGGCTTTAAATGGGCCAATGATAACGGAGTCACCGAACTAAATAGGTGGATGCAAAGTGTTGAGGCTAAACGCAACAAAAAACTAGAGGGTGTAATTCGAGTTGCAGCTGGCCTCATATCAACCATGGACCAGTTCAAAGATAAACACCCTCAATTAGTAGAGCAATGGCTCTATGATCAACACGCCCTGTTTGAGGCAGCTAAAGAGGGGACTCAATAATGAAGGGCCGAAACAGAACCAGGCAGCGTGGCCGTAAAAGAATGTTCAAACTATTGCCAGGCTTGAACAAAAAGCCAAACATTACTCTTCGTGAATCTGATGAGGCCAACAAAGTGTACCGCCAAAGATACAGATCATGGCGTGCGAAACATCCAGCGTAAGGGGTTAAAGTGAACATTGCAGATATTTACGACGTATTCCAGGCTCAGCCCGAGGCGATTATCATTGAGCATTTGAGAACACTCCCCCGCCGTCAAAAGACTGCCTTAACCAACCGTTTGGCTGGAAAGAGCTACCGGGAAATCGCAGATGAGATGATCATCAGCTATGATTCAGCAAAGACCCATGTTCGATTGAGCTTGAATAAGTTTGTGATAGCCCGTGGCATCAAGATAAGCGAAGAGATTTAAATGCCCCTAGTCCTTGGAATCATGGAAAACGAGAAGATCCAGATAGGCCCCGATATCACTGTATGGTTCGGGAAACCGGAACGAGGTAGGCCGCGCCTGATGATTGATGCACCAAAGGGAATTAGAATCACCAGGATTAAAAGGAATATTAAATACTCTAAATAATTGAAACCACAGGTATTAATGGATTTATACCAGGGAAACAACATTGATCTTCTCAAGGATTTGGAGTCAAACTCAGTGGATAGCTGTGCCACTGATCCCCCATACGGCCTATCGTTTATGGGGAAAAAATGGGACTACGATGTCCCAAGCATTGAATTCTGGACTGAGCTATTGAGAGTCCTCAAGCCCGGTGCATTTGTATTAAGCTTTGGTGGGACCAGGACTTACCACCGCATGGTAGTTAATATGGAAGATGCTGGGTTTGAAATCAGGGACCAATTGCAATGGCTTTATGGGTCTGGGTTTCCTAAGTCGCATAATATCGGCAAAAAGACTGAAGGTTGGGACGGTTTTGGAACAGCCCTTAAACCCTCAAACGAGCCTATATGCCTAGCTCGTAAACCCCTGAGTGAAAAAACAATTGTTGATAATGTATTAAAATGGGGGGTTGGGGGATTAAATATCGATGGGTGTAGGATTGAGGGCAAGCCCAGAACCACGCATGCAGCAGGAAATGTTGTTACTTGCCAGGCAGCGAGCGGACATTTAAAAGGCAAAAAACCGCACGGCCCAGAACCAGGACCCCAAGGCCGTTGGCCCGCAAATACCCTTTTTGATTATGCTGCCGCTGAGATGTTAGATGAGCAAAGCGGGGTTTTGAAAAATGGCGGTCAAAATAAAACAAGTATCAAAGGGAAAGGTATGTTTTTGGCTGGGTCGAGCGATGGGACATCAAAGTTTTCTGGCGACAAAGGCGGCGCCTCCCGTTTCTTTTATGTAGCTAAAGCCTCAAAGCGGGAACGCGGCACAGATAACAACCACCCAACGGTCAAACCCATAAAGCTAATGCAATACCTCGTAAGACTCATCACTCCCCCAAATGGCACTTGCTTAGATCCCTTTATGGGTTCAGGCACTACAGGCATTGCAGCTAAAAACGAGGGCCTTAAATTCATTGGTATGGAGCTTAACCAGGAGTATTTTGAAATAGCTCAAAGGCGTATCAATGACCCCAACTGAAGTAGACCGAAAATTAACAGATGATTTCCACTACTTCTGTAAAAATGCCCCATTAATGATCAAAGATAAGCAGGGCACCATAGTCCCGCTGATTCTAAACCAGGCACAGAGACATATCCATAATGAATTAGAAGCACAGAAACGCAGGCTAGGGCGGGTGAGAGCCCTAATCCTGAAGGGCCGGCAACAGGGATGCTCAACATATGTGGGCGCTAGGTTTTACCATGCAGCTATCAGGGAACCTGGAACAAACGTCTTTATTCTGACCCATGAAGCAAAGGCCACCGAGAATCTATTTGGCATGGTTGAGCACTATCAAAAGGAAATCACCCCTGCTTTATCCCCAGTACTTGAGACCGAGAACCGCAAACGTCTTGTATATGACACTAAATCCCAATACGCCGTGGCAACAGCTGGAGCTAAAACTACAGGCAGATCAGCTACAGTTAAAAAGTTCCATGGCTCAGAGGCAGCATATTGGCAACACACAGATGATCTAGAAGCAGGCGCACTGCAAACCGTTTCAGACCTGGATGACACTGAGATCATTCTAGAGTCCACAGCCAACGGCATGATCGGCATGTTTTATAAAAAGGCCATGCAAGCCAGAGCTGGCATTGGTGACTACATATTAATCTTTGTGCCCTGGTTCTGGCAGGACGAGTACAAAAGGGACTGCCCCCCAGACTTTGCCCTCACCCCAGAAGAGGAGCTGTTAAGAGACACCTATGGTCTCAGCAATGAACAGCTCAACTGGAGGCGGGCAAAGATACATTCATTTAATGGTCGCATCTGGCTGTTCAAACAGGAGTATCCCTGCAATGTGGATGAGGCTTTTCAGACATCAGGTGATTCCCTCATGTCCATTGAGTCCATCGTAAATGCGAGAAAATCCGATATAACCGACAAACAAGCTCCATTAGTCATGGGTGTCGATCCAGCTACAGTTAAAGATAGGTTCTCAATTTCATTTAGGCGTGGCCGTGAGTACGCCATGTTTTATGCCCATGATTGTCTCAAAAACCCATTAACTCCCATGGAGGCTGTGGGCAAGGTGGCCAAACTCATCATGAAGCACAACCCCAAGGTAGTGTTCATTGATATGGGTGAGGGTGGAAGATACATGGTGGACAGGCTTAAAGAGCTTGGGTTTGGGCATAAGATCCAAGGTGTTCATTTTGGTGGCAAACCCCATGATCCAGATCAGTATCTCAACAAAAGAGTTGAGATGTATTGTGATGCGAGGGACTGGTTGCTAGAAGGCGACAAATCAATACCAGACGATGATAGTCTCCAAGCAGATCTCAGCTGCACACCTGATTATAAATTAAACTCTAGTGGTAAAATGCAGTTAATTGCTAAAGATGAGATCCGTAAAACCTACGGCATGTCCCCTGATATCGCCGATTCGTTGGCCCTAACATTTGCTCACCCAGTGATTTTGGATGTTGCATCTAAGGTTGAGCGGGTTAACATCCATAAGAGCGGGATCACAACCCTGCAGATGCGACGTAAATTAAATAGGGGATAATATGTCTGGTCATACTCCAAATAGACCCAAAAAATTAGGCGATAGGCCTAACATAAACAAACCCAGAATTGAAAAGGCTAGGTTAGATCAGGTAGGCCGCGACCTTGAACGCCTTGATAGGGCCCGTAGGTTTAGAGATGTCTTTGAAGCTGCAAACCCAGATGCTCCCAGATTTCAAGAGGGGCCCTCATCTACAGGCGGGAACATCTCAGGGATGACCACACTGGTAGCCCCTAGAAACAATCGCAAACGAAACCGGAATCAGCCAGGGCTTTTAAATGAGCCTGGTTCCTTCGGGCAGGGGACTAGAGGTGGCTTTGGTCTAATCAGAACGCTAGGCGGGCGATAGGGAACTCATGGCAGACATTAACTCAGCCTTAGAACTAAAGGGCCGCAAAAAACTAGAGCGTCTCAAAGAGCTTGAAACCGAACAGCGCCGCTGGCATCGCATCTGGCAGTTAGCCGGTGAATACGTCCACACCACAAAACAGAGCTTTGTCGACACCCAGAACCCGGGTGATTTCCTAAACCAGAATGTCTTTGATTCCACTGCCAGGCTTTCAAATGTTAAAATGTCATCAGCTATGCTGGGCATGGTATGGCAGGGCGGTGGCCGGTCATTTAAACTAATGCCCGCAAAGTCTCTACCCTCCACTTCAGCTGTTAAAAAGTATTTCGAAAAGATCACAGATGTTGTGGCTGATGCCTTTGATGATTCTAAAGCCGGTCTGACCGTGGCGTTAGAGGAGTACATGATTGACCAGGGGGCCTTTGGGACCTCGGGCACAGGTGTATTTGAGGGCATGGAATCAGACCTTGAATTTAGAGCATTTGGTGTACACTCAGCGTTCATTGCTGAATCAGCTTCAGGGCAGATCAATACAATCTACTGTAAATTTGAATGGCCTTTACGGAAAGTCTTGGAAAAATATGGGTTTCACTCCCTATCTCCTAAGCTTAAAGAGAGTGTAGGACAGGGGAAACTAGAGACTAAGGTTAAGATATTACACTCTATTGAGCCCAGAATGATCATAGATGTCAGGCGTCTTAACAATCTGAATATGCCCTATGAATCTCATCATATGGAAATTGATAGCAAACATACCCTTAAAGAGTCAGGGTTTCCTGAAATCCCCATATTGTTTGCTCGTTTCCGCAAAAACTTTAATGAAACCTACGGTCGCGGCCCTGGCATTGACTCACTCCCTGATAACTTAGAACTCCAGGCTGTAAAAGAATTTAGAATGTTAGCCCAGGAAAAAGCCCTTGATCCACCCATTGGTGTATTTCATGACTCAATCCTAGGTGGCAATAAGATTGATACTTCAGCCAGTGCCATCAATGTATTTAAAGCAGTTGACCAAATAGGAAATAAAAACCCGCTGTTCCCCCTGTTTGAGGGCCAGAACATTCGAGAAGCTGACAAACAAATTGAGGACTTAAAGCAAACTATTACAGAGCATTTCAATATCGATCGTCTTTTAGATTTTAATAACAAAACCCAGATGACCCTCGGTGAGGCCCAGCTTCGAAGCCAACTCCGTGGTGAGTCTTTAGGTTCCCTTTTCACCCGCCAATTCAAAGAGCACAAAGAGCCCATTGTTGAGCGCGGTGTGAACATATTATTCCGCAAAGGACGCTTAGGTGTATTCCCTGATGACCCCCGGATAGCCGCATTAGAAGCTGAAATGGGAGATGAGTTAATCATAATCCCTAATGCCGTGGCTGAGTTAATGGGACGGGGAAAAGACTTTTATCAGATCAAACATGACACCCCGGCAGCGAGACTTATTGATACAGAACAGGCACAAGGTGTTATGCAAACCTGGCAGGCAGCCGGTGAAATCGCACAGCTTAAGCCTGATGTATTAAATCGCTTGGATGCCGACGCTTCGATTAAAGTTATTGCAAGGGTCGCAGGCGCTCCAGCTGAGATTTTGCTAGACGATGAGACAGTTAAATTGATAAAAGAAAAGCAAGAGGCACAGATCCAACAACAACAACAGTTAAGCGTTGGAGCCCAGGGAGCCGCACTTGCCAAAGATGCCACACAAGCTGAAAAACAAGGCAAAGAAGCCGAAGCGCTTTAGATGACTGAAAAAGATATCGAAGATCTATTCCTATCAATTGATCTTTTGATCATAAAGAGGCTTAACAATCCTAACGATACGTATGAACAGTTCGCTGAAAGGCGAGAACAGGCTGCAGGTCATTTTATTACTTTGTTGAAAATCAGGGGAACACTCCCTAGGCCTAACCCCGTTCCTAAAGCTGTAGTTATCAATGTCGGAAAATAATCTCTACATGGACCCAGACAAAAAGAAACAGATCAAAGCCCAGAAGCAGGCTGAGACCCGCAAAGTTGATGACATCCTCACCCAGGCCTTTAGGCGTACGTTTAAAGATCAGGACTCAAAGGTAGTACTCCGTTGGCTTATGGAAAACTGTGGCTTTTTAGAATCAGACATAGTTGTTAGCCATAAGACTGGTGAGGTTAACCCCATGTCAACTGTCCACAATATGGCTCGAAGGGCTTTATACATAAAGGTCAGAGCCCTACTAGACCCCCAGTTTGTTCATGATGTTGAATGTTTTGATCCCATGATTAAGGAGCTTAGTAAGTGAAAAATGAATTAGGGCAAATCTCATGTCGAGCTATTTGGATAATCCTGTTTGTACTAGCAGGCACCGCAACGGCTTTATTCTTTATTGGAAACGCCATATTTTGAGCACAGATCTGATTACATCCATAAAGGAACGAATAAAAGAGCTAGACCAAGATTGGAAGGATGAGCCTAATAAAAATAATAACCATATGGCATCAATGATCTTAGGCGAAATCGATGGTTTGAAATGGGTTTACGAATGGCTGACAGGCAAAGAGTTTGAGCATGGATCTAATTAAATCCCCAGGCCTCAACCCCAAACAAGCCCTGCACTCAGCTTGGATGTATTGCTGCGAAGATACCTTTACGGAATACATCAAACGCTTTTTAGGCAAAGGTTATGCGAAGAGTTGGCACACACAGGTTGACGATAAGCTGTACCTAGTGGAAGTTAAAATCAAATGCATCAATCTAAACCCCACGGAGTTAAAACATGGCCGAGCCAGCAATTGAACCAGCACCAACGCCTGCAGTTGAGCCAACAGCTACACCCACACCACCAACAATCACAGCCACCAGTGAAATTGTAAGCGACTCAGCCAAGGTTAATATCCATGCTCCTTTGCCAGGTCCAGCCCCAGTTAATATGGCTGATATTATCCCGGCTGCGTACAAAGACAAAACCTACATGCAGAACATTGATACGCCTGAAAAACTGTTCTCAGCGTTTGATGGC